AGCTTGACGATGCATTCGGTGTTGAGATTCTGTCTGACGCTGTACTGTAAGACTGACTGCCCCTTCTTCGGAGGGGGCTTTCTTACGAGGTTTACATGGCTATAACTTATCGCGGTGAAAGGTTCGAGGGCTACAACAAGCCTAAGCGCACCCCCAAGCATGACAGCAAGAGCCACGCTGTACTTGCTAAAGAAGGCGACAAGATAAAGTTAATTAGGTTCGGTCAACAGGGTGCAGACAACAAGCCACCCCGCAAGAACGAATCAGAAGCAGACAAGGCAAAGCGCAGGTCGTTTAAGGCGAGGTTTGCAAAAGACATAGCAAGAGGCCGCAAAGATAAGACAGCATCAGCGGCTTACTGGGCAGATAAGGTGAAATGGTAATGGCTTATTCAAGCGACGCAGATTTATTAAAGCTAATCCCCGATATTCTCGATCTAGGTATCGAGTCTTTTGTATTGGAACACCCCAAAGCACAGGCAGACATACAGCGCGAGCTACGGATTAAGTGGTGGCCCCGCAAGAATATATCTGGTGAGATGGATAATACTAAGCTCACAGCAACGCAGTTCACCACGGTATCGGCTTATTTGGTGCTATGGCGTTATGCACTGCCGCAGTTGACTAACTGGGTAGATGGTGATCGATTCGGAAACATGATCGACTTTTACAAAGCGCGATATGGTGAAGAGCTAGAATCTGTATTGGCAGATGGCGTTGATTATGATGAAGACGGTGATGGCACTGTTGACTACGATGAGAAGCAACCTGTTGGCCAGCGGTTAGATAGATAATGCAGGTCAAGATTGATACCAATGCCAAGGCTGTTGCAAAGCGTATTGGCAAGAAAGGCAAGGAGCTATCAGCAAGCGTTAAAAGGGCTTTGTCGATTACTGCTCAAGTCGGTATTAATATCATTGAGGCCAGAACCAGTAAAGGCGTTGGCTTTAAGGGCGGGAAGTTTAAAAAGTATACGCCCGTATATGCTGCATTTAGGGCTAGTAGAGGAAGAAGCACAAACCCAGACCTACAGTTTACAGGTCAGATGTTAAGCTCGATGACATCAAGGGCAAGCAGCACTAAAGCTGAGATATTCTTTACTAGAGCCACTGAATCTAAAAAGGCTGCAATGAACAATAAGACTAGACCGTTTTTTGGGTTTAGCGATAGAGAAGAAAAGCAACTTGGCGAAGTATTCTTCAGGGCATTGAAATGAGCGTTAGAGAGAACATTGCAAACAACTTGGTGGCTACGCTTCAGGCAGTTAAAACGCCAGTAGATATTAAGTATGTAACGAGAGAGCCGTTTGATTTTACTAAGTTATCAAGCGCACAATTTCCTGCTATCCTTGTTCGAAGTGCAGACGAGGATAGAGAAGATAGCAGCATCGGTGGGTCAATTACTCAGCGAATGGCTACTATTAACTACGAATTTATTTGCTACGTTAAAGGGTCTGTTATTGATTCTGCCCGCAACAATATTATCGAAGCAATAGAAGAAGGTCTTGACGTTGACCGTTTGCGTGGGGGCTATGCCCTTGATACGCAGATCACTAGAGTCGAGATTGACGAAGGTTCTATTGATCCCGTTGGTGGGGTCATTATGACAATCCGTGTTTTGTACCAGTACACTCGCGGCACAACTTAACTTTAATTAGAGGTAATTATCATGGCGACTAAAACAGGCGCATCTGGTGTAGTAAAAATCGCGGCATCTGGCGGCTCTGTGGCCGTTGTGGGTGAGGTTCGTTCTTTCACGTTTGATGGTTCAGCAGATACCATTGAAGACTCAGTGATGGGTGATACCGCACGATCTTATAAAGAAGGTCTAAAGACCAATACAGTATCTATCGAGTGCTACTGGGACGAAGCTGATGCACAGCAATTAATCCTAGACGAACGCGCTGCGGTAGATTTTGAGATTTATCCAACAGGTACTGGCACTGGCGAATCTTACTTCTCTGGTGGCGGCATTGTGACTTCTCGCTCTATTACTGGTTCTTTCGATGGTATGGTAGAAGCCAGCTTCTCCATCCAGTGCAGCGGAGCAGTAACTGAAGCAACAGCATAAGGGGATTAAACCATGGGATTAGCTAAAGAGTTACGCAGTAGAAGAAAGGTTGAGGCACGAGAAGTACAGGTGCCAGAATGGGGTGACGAATCTGGAGCGTTTAAGTTGTATTGCAGAAGCATTACCTGCTATGACTTAGACCAGTTGCAGAAGAAGCACCCTAACTTCCTAAACAACACCACAGTTGGCGCGATGGTGGATTTGATCGTTATGAAGGCAGAAGATGAGGGCGGCAATAAGCTCTTTACTTCTGCTGAGGATCGCATCGATTTGATGGGCGAAGAAACTAACGTAATTAGTGAAATCGCAAATCAGATGTTTGCACAGATCGAGTCAGTAGAGGCAGCTGAGGGAAACTGAGAAGCGATCAGTCGAGGATGAATCTGCTTTCCTTGGCTGACCGCCTTCACATGAGCATAGAAGAAGCAGAGCAAATGCCTGTCAGTCACTTTAACGAGTGGTTGGCCTACTTCCAGATAATGAGCGAGAACAATGGCTGAAAATGTAAACATCACGATTAGGGCATTTGATAAAACCAAGAAAGGTTTTGGTTCTGCTGCTAATGGATTGAAGGCAATAGCTGGCTCTGTGTTTAGCCTAAGAACTGCACTGGTTGGCGTTGCTGGTGCTGCTGGTTTTGGTTTGTTAGTTAGATCATCCCTAAACGCCACAGACTCCCTAGCAAAGACCGCTGCAAAAATAGGCACAACAACTGAGGCTTTGGGCGCATTAAGATATGCGGCTGACCTTACTGGCGTGGCTACTCAAACGATGGATATGGCCCTGCAAAGGTTTACCCGTAGAACTGCCGAAGCAGCGCAGGGCATGGGTGAGGCTAAAGGCGCAATTAAGGAACTGGGTATAAATGCCCAAGAACTAAACAGAATGCCGCTTGATGAACGCATGATTGTTTTGGCTGATGCGTTCCAAGATGTTAAATCAGAATCAGACCGACTGCGTTTAGCGTTTAAGCTGTTTGACTCCGAAGGTGCTGCGCTTGTAAACACCCTATCCCAAGGCAGCGATGGCCTCAAAGAAATGCTGGGCGAGGCTAAGGCATTAGGTTTAACAATGTCTAGCAGTGCTGCCAAAGGTGTCGAGGATACAGTTGACTCCCTAACCAAACTGCAAAGCCTGTTTAAAGGCGTTACAGATCAAACTGTGGCGGCATTTGCCCCTGCTATAAAGACAATGGTTGTGCGGTTTACTGCATTCCTACAGCGATCTATTGAGGCTAAGGGCGGGATTGAGGCATTTGCTAGATCATTGGCGATTGACTTGCTTAAAGGAATTAAACTAGCAGTTGTCGGGTTTCAAGAGTTAGCCAACGGATTTATAAGAGTCTACAAAGGCTCCATAGAACTAAAAAATCAGCTAAAAGACACGTTTAATGTTGGGCTGCAAAGCAGTAAAGAATACAGAGCCGATCTTGATAAGCTAGATAAGCAAATTGAAGGCGTTAAAAATACTACCAATATGTCTGTCGATGCTCAGTTAGCCGCAACAGATAAGTTGATGGAGAGGCGCAAAAAGTTACTTGAACTTTACCATGAGGCTCAGGATGCAGAAGCCGCTGCCGACATTAGTGAAGTTGATTTTCTTTCTGGGTTTGGCAAAGAAATTGATTTAGCAATAGCCAGCTTAGAAAACTTTAAAGCCACTGCTAGTACGATACCAGCCGCTATTGTTCCAGCGTTAAACGACATCGAGCTTGGCTTTAAGTCATGGAGTGACAGCATTCCTGATATGACTACCAATATTCAGAACCTGACCAAGCAGGGACTAGATGGTTTAACAGACTCTCTGACCGCTGGGATAACAGGTGCAGCTAACTTTGCCGATGCTATAAAGTCAATGGCCAAAAGCGTTGTTGACAGCTTAATTAAAATGCTAATCCAGAAATACATTGTTGATGCGGCATTTGGTTTTATTACTAGCTCTTTTGGTACTGGAGGCACAGGCTCAACTGGCTCTGGGATGACGGCTGGGGGTGGAATTGGTATGGGTCAAGACTATTCTGCTACCGCAGCTATTGGCGGCTCTGTGAATAGAGGCCAGCCAACCTTGGTTGGAGAGCGAGGCCAAGAAGTTTTTGTTCCTAATCAAAATGGTGCGATAATTCCTAATAACAAGTTAGGCGGTGGCTCAGGTGTTGTAGTTAACCAAACCATAAACGTCACCACAGGCATCCAAAGCACTGTTAGAGCCGAGATAATTGGACTTATGCCACAGATAGCGCAAGCCGCTAAAGGCGCTGTAGCAGACGCTAGGGTGCGTGGTGGTAACTTCTCAAGAGCAATGGTTGGAGCATAACGAATGCCTTTATCTTTTCCGAATGTCGGCATACAGAATATGTCAATGCGCCTGAAGCGTGTTGTGGCTGTCGCTGAGTCTCCGTTTACTTTAGATACTCAGGTCTATACCCATCAGGGCGCAAGGTGGGAGGCAGAGGTTGCTTTGCCGCCTCTTACTTATACAGAGGCAAGATCAGTCGAAGCATTTATCATTGGTCTTAAAGGGCGTGAAGGTACATTTACTTTCGGTAACCCACTGCATACAGATACAGCCAATGTGACTACAAGTGGAACTACTGCTATCAGGGCAGAGACCCTGACAACCTCTGGAGGCAGCACAGCGGTATCGGCAGGAACATACTTTCAGCTAGGCAGTTATCTATACATGGTGACAGCAGACAAATCATCAGGCGCTGGTACTTTAGAGTTTCAGCCGCCCTTACGCGAGGCAATAGCTACAGGTCAGGCATTAGACTTCACCCAACCTAAGAGCCTTTGGCGCATGGCTTCTAATGAGGTTTCTTGGTCTACTAATGAGGCCAGCTTACAGGGCTTTAGCTTTGCTATGGTTGAGGCGTTATGAGTAGGGCTTTATCCAGTGCAATGCAGGCAGTATCAACTGCTGATGTCGTGCGCCCTATATTCCTTGTGCGTATGGTATTTGATTCAGGCGAAACGCCTAACGAATTAAACCTTTGGTCAGGTGTTGGCGATCTTACCTATGACAGTGAGACTTATACTGGCGTTGGTGACTTGTTAGGAATTAGCCCAGTCACTGAGACATCTGATATGCAGGCCAGTGGTATTAACGTAACCCTAACAGGCGTTAAATCATCTTTGGTGGTGATAGCTAAAGATCACGAATATCAGGGCAGGCCCATAACTGTAATGCTTGGCGCGTTTGATGCTTCTGGCGATTTAGTAGCTGACCCGACTGTGATATTTGCTGGCTTTATGGATACTATGACTATCGCTGAATCAGGCGAGACATCTACTATATCTATTGCTTGCGAAAATAAATTAATTGCATTTGAAAGGGCAAAGGTCAGGCGCTACACCGCAGAAGATCAGAAGATCGATCACCCTACCGACAAAGGTTTTGAGTTCGTAACAGCAATAGTAGAAAAAGAAATTATCTGGGGCAGAGCTTCACCTGCATCGAATCCTACCTATACTGGGCGTGGTGGTGGAGGAATGAGGATTGGCAGATGATAAAGATTGCACATGAATGCATGGCTAATGTCAAAGAAGATATAAAGCCACTGCTTGATAAACATTGGGCAGAGACTGAGCCAAACCAAGATACAATACCACTAGACCCAGACTGGAAAGAATATGCTTTGCTAGATCAGATGGGCATATTGCACATATTTACTGCTAGGGAAGGTGGCGAGCTAGTTGGTTACTGTGTGGTTATGGTATCAAAAAGCATTCACCACAAAGATCATATTTTTGCTTCTACTGATGTGATTTATGTAAAGCCTGAGTATAGAAAAACTGCTACTGGTTCAGACCTAATTAAATTTGCAGAATCACATTGCAAAGAAAATGGTGTTTCTCTGATGACTTTAAATATGAAAACAGAGTTCCCCTTTGACAACCTAATGACGCGCATGGGATTTAATCTTTTAGAGCGTGTTTACCACAAATGCTTTTTAGGGTAATAGAATGGCTACAGCAGTAATAGCAGGTCTAGCAGGCGCAATAGGAACGGCAGCGGCTGGCATAAGCATTTTTGGTTTGGCGGTTGGATTACCATCTATAGCTGCTGCTTTTGCTATTGGTGCTGGTTTATCTTTGGTATCGCAAGCCCTAATGCCAAGCATTGATTTAGGGGCTGCTATGGAAGGCAGGTCAATAACAACAAGAGAAGCTGCACAATCGCGCAAGATAGTCTATGGCAGAGCTAGAGTAGGCGGGAATATCGTTTACCTTGAGTCAACAGGCACTGACAATAAATACTTATGGTTGGTTATCGCTGTAGCTGGGCATGAGATTGATGCCTTCGAGGAAGTCTGGTTTAACGATGTTAAAATATGGGATGGTAGTTTTGTTGGGACTTGGGGCAACTATGTAAGCATAGGTTTTCACGAGGGAGATCAGACTACAGCCGATGCAGGTTTAAACGCAGCGTCAACTAAATGGACATCAGACCACAAGCTGCTAGACACAGCCTATATGGTGGTCAGACTGACCTATGACGTTGATCAGTTTGCTAATGGCTTGCCTAATATCTCAACGGTAGTTCGCGGGAAAAAGGTTTTAAATCCTGCTACCAGTGTTACTGAATGGTCTCAAAATCCAGCCTTGTGCGTTTATGATTACTTGCGAGACACTAAATACGGTCTGGGTGAGACTGTAGGAAATATCTTAACGTCTAGCATTACTGCTGCTGCAACTGTTTGTGAAGAAACGGTAACCCTTGCTGCTGGTGGGACTCAAAAGCGATATCAATTAGATGGCGTTGTAGATACTGCTGGCTCTATAAAAGGCAACTTAGACGCAATGCTTGGCTCTATGATTGGGCGGCTTGTTTTCTCGGCAGGTAAGTTTGAGATATATGCAGGCGAATATGTGGCCCCTACCTACAGCGTAGATGAATCGGTCGCTGTTGGTGATATAAGCATTCAGACCAAGCAATCGAGGCGTAATGCTTACAATGGCGTAAAAGGCGTGTTTTTATCTGAGGATGATAACTACATACTAGCGGACTACCCTGCACAGCTATCTAGCACTTTTGCGGCTGAAGATGGCGATCCAATCTATTTAGATATGCCGTTACCTTTTACGGTTAATAATATTCGCGCACAACGTATTGCAAAGCTGGCCCTGTTCCGCAGCAGACAGCAAGAAGCAATAACCATACCATGTAATCTCAGTGCTTTACGTTTTAAGATTGGCGACAATATCAATGTAACGAATGCTCGACTGGGTTATTCCAATAAGGTGTTTGAGGTTGTTGGGTATAACTTAGACTTTGCAGATGGTCAGATTGTAGTCAACGTAGATGCTATTGAGACTGCGGCATCTATCTGGGACTGGACTACCTCCGATGAAGAAGTATATCTTGGTGCTGGTGAGGTTGCTCTGTATGACGGTCTAACTGCTGCTGCCCCTACTAGCCTAAACATTACAGGCGATTCGTTCCTTAACTCTGATGGCACTTTTAACACCGCATTCAATGTTGCGTGGACTGACGCAGATGATGCGTTCACTGATCACTATGTTGTCGAGTGGAAAAAAGCATCAGATAGCAACTACTTCACTATGGATGCAAAGGCATCACCAGCAGTAATTACTGGCTTACAGAACAGCCAGCAATACAATGTGCGAGTTAAAGCTGTAAACGAAATTGGCGTATCGTCAACATATATATCCTCTGCCCCTACTGCTGCCGTCGATACTACTGCGCCCAGCGTTCCATCATCTGTATCTGCAAGCGGTCAGTACCAGCATATAAGCATTAGCTGGACTAACCCGACTCAAAAAGACCTTAGCCATATTGATGTATACCGTTCGACTACTTCTGGTGGCACATATTCACTAATCGGTAATACAGACGGTACAGTATTTACTGATGATGATCTAGCCAATGCGGCTACCTTCTACTACAAAGTAAAGGCAATTGATTTTACTGGCAATGGTTCTGCCTTTAGCAGTGTGGTCAATGCAACCACTACTACAATTGCGGCTGGTGATCTAGGAAATGATGCAGTCGGCACGAGCAACATTCAAGATGATGCAGTAACAAATGCACTGATAGCCACAGATGCTGTAAATCAAGATTCAATTGCTGCTAACGCTGTAACAGCCACAGAGATTGTTGCAGGCACTATTACAGCCACAGAGATCGCATCAAACACGATTACTTCATCTCAGATTGCGGCCAATACTTTAACTGCTACTGAAATACAGGCATCTAGCATAACGGTAGACAAGCTATCGGGCGATGTGTCTGAGCTTTACCCTGCATCTATATATGAGAATATCACCGCTACTAGCAGCACTCAGTTTGGGCAAGACTTTGCTATTCCTGCGCCATCTTTAAGTATATCAAAGCGTCAAAGGCTCGATTTAGATTTTGACTTTTCTACTGCGAACAGCAGTGGTACAGATCATCAGGTGCAGTTTACTTTAAATATGCAGAGAAAAAGCAAAGGGGCTACAGGAAGCGCAGTTGGAACTGTAACTCTCGCATCTGGTGCGCCACCATTTAATCAGTGGGTTTATATCAGCGGCAATGTACTTGCATTGCTTGATAATACTGGCGGGGTTGCCGATAACAGTTCTGGAAGCGGTACAACTGGTAATGTTAATAGCGTTTATTATGATTCAGGCAACAATCGCACTTATGTTATGGTTTCTTCGTCTAGCCCGTTTTTTTCTAATGGCGAAACGATGTATTTCAGTGCCAGCAAGTTCACTGCCTCAGGTACTTGGGTCGAGGCTGATTACGGCATAAATAACAATATTTTTGTGCCAACAGGGAAAACGGTCAGTGTCAGAATTCCTTTCTCTAACACGTATGGAGAATCTACCACTGTCACTGAATTTAGACCTAGTATTGTAGGCACGACAAATATCAGCAATGTTACTTGCAGGCTGGTAAAATGGGTCGGCACTATGGAGAATGTATCGTGATAGAAGTTGGATATACTACGCTAGACGGCACTGATACTATTACAGATACGGTGGCAGATGCGCCAACAGCAAATGAAGCTGTTAGCAATCGCAGAGAAGAGTTGCGGCAACGCACTGATATATATACATTTTTTATACAGACCAGTTATGACGGCATAAAACGATACGGGTTTGTTGACCCGCTAGAGGCGTGAAATGATTTATCAATTAGTACAGGGCGACCAAGCCCCACAGATTCAAGCAAAGCTGACCCGTGATGACACAGGCGTTGCTATAGACTTTTCTGGCGGCTCTTGTGCGCTGAAGTTTAGGGCTAAAGGCACCACTACCACTTTGTTTACATTGGCGGCTGCTGACGTAGGTGGCAACTTTGCAGACGGTATTGCTGTCTTTTCATTCTCAGGAACCCAGCTGGTGCTTGATGAGGGCTACTATGAGGGTGAGATCGAAATCACTTATGACAGTGGAACAGTAGAGACTATATTCCAAGTGCTAGACTTTTACATTCGAGCCGACTTCTAATGATTAAGGCAGCCATTGCATTTAAGAAAGCCGTAGCCGATATTGGCTTTAAGAAGGCTGTTGCTGAAATTAAGTTCGGTGACTTCCTAATCTTCAGGTTTTTTGCTGACGCTTTGGGGCTGTCTGATTTGCCGTCTAAGGGCGTTGGTAAGACCCTGACAGATACACAGGGTGCAACTGACTCTGCTGCTCTAGGCACTGGTAAGGTGGCTTCTGATGCATCCTCCACTGCTGACGCTGCTGCATTTAGTATTGGCAAGGTTCAAAGCGACTCTGGATCACTAGCAGACCAGATAGATACGCTAGGCATTGGTAAGCTGTTGGATGATTCATCCTCTGTAGCTGAGAGCATAGACATTCAGACTGCATTTAACAGATCGCATACGGATGCCTTTACTGCTGCTGAGTCGATTAGCTTAGGCGCAGGCAAAGCGTTTGCAGATGCTAGTGCATTTACTGACTCTGAGGCGGTGGCATTTGGTAAGGGCTTGGCTGATAGTTCGGCCATGACTGATAGTGCTGTTTTCTCTCCCAACAAGATTATATCTGATTCTTCTTCTGCTGCTGAAGATCAGGCTATGGACTTTCACAAGTTTATAGATGAGGTCACTGGTGTCACAGATGATCTGGACGGTGAAGCCACCGCAGATGATGACCAAGAAATGACCTTTGTAAAAGTTCGATCCGATCTGGCTACTATTGTCGATTTGTTTGCTTATTCCAGTTCTAGGGGTTTGAGTGATACAATGGGTGCATCCGATTCTGGTTCGATGCGCGGTCAGGGCTATTGCTCTTTCGATTACTTTGCCGAAGATTATGTCGGCTACTCACAATCCTTTTAACAGGTGACTTATGATTAATGATGATTTAAAACTTCGCGGCGATGTTGCGATAGTTCTGAAAGACAAAGACGGCAAGGTAAAAGATAGCCGTGAAATTAACAACTTGGTAGTAAGTGCGGGTCTGACCTACATTTGCTCTCGTATGGCTGATGCTTCTGCTGGCGTTATGTCTCACATGGCTTTAGGTAGCGGTACTACTGCTGCTGCGGCTGGTGATACTGATCTGGAGTCGATTTTAGGATCTAGGGAAGCGTTAGACAGCACTACTGCTTCTAGCAATACCATTACCTATGTTTCGTCTTTCGAAGCAGGTGAAGGCACTGGTGCGGTTACAGAGGCAGGCATCTTTAACGCTGCTACTTCTGGCACTATGCTTTGCCATGTTATTTTCCCAGTTGTAAACAAGCAAGCCGACGATACCATGTCAGTCACTTGGACTATTACACTAACTGCATCTTAATTAGAGGGGGCTACCTATGTCTACTATTACAACAAGGGCAGGCAAAGGCTCGCCCCTAACTAATAATGAAGTTGATGCTAACTTTACCAATTTAAATACCGATAAGGCCGAGCTATCTGGTGCGGCTTTTACTGGTGCTATAACGACCACTTCCACTGTTGATGGTCGTGATGTCGCTACTGACGGTACTAAGCTAGATGGCATCGAAGCCTCCGCAGACGTAACAGACACAGCCAACGTGACAGCCGCTGGTGCCTTAATGGACAGCGAGTTGACTGCTATTGCAAGCGTTAAGGCTTTGAATCAGGGTGTTGCTACAGGTGACAGTCCTACGTTTGCGGCACTTACAAGCACAGGCGAAATCACAGCCAACGGTGGCATAGCATTGGGCGACGGGGATGAATTAACACTAGGCGATAGTGACGAATTTAAAATTAAGCATCACGCTTCTGGCTACACGCATTTACAGAACACAGTAGGCACATTGTACATTGACAGTGACAGCGTGACTTTCCGTGATGATGATGGCTCTCCATCTAATATGGTCATAAGCCAAACAGGCATAGACGTTACGGGCAACGTGGACATATCCGTAGGACAGTTAGACTTAGATGCAAACTATCGTGTCCGTTGGGGAGCCAGTAACGCCTACTCTATCCACTCAGACAACGCTAACTACATTAGGTTTATCACGGCTGATGCCGAAAGATTCCGCATAGCATCAGACGGCTCTCTATCCACCCCAACCGCAGGAACCTCTAACGTCCGTTTCGGTGTCAACGCAGGTAACAGCATTGTAAGCGGTGGTAATTATAATACTGTCGTGGGTGATGAAGCAGGTACTGCGATTACTACTGGTCTCTACAGTACCGCAGTTGGCGCGTATTCTTTAAGCACAAACGCCACAGGCGCTTCAAACACAGCAGTTGGCTATGCTTCTTTATACGCAAACACCAGCAGAGACAATACGGCTGTAGGTTTTAGCGCAGCAACAAGTAACACTACGGGGGTTGAGAATACCGCCATTGGTATGTACGCCTTGAGATTCAACACCACAGGTTCACAAAACACTGCTGTGGGCTTACAGGCACTTCACCGAAATACAACGGCTAGTAACAATACGGCTGTCGGTAGATTTGCTTTAGAAGCAAACACCACAGGTCACAACAACACAGCAGTTGGCGCATCAGCTTTAGACGCTAATATCACTGGTATTGAAAACGTTGCTGTAGGTTCTTCTTCTTTAAGTGGCAATACTACTGGAGTAGAAAATACGGCTGTGGGTCAAGGCGCACTTTATGCTAACACTACAGCATCACATAACACAGCAGTTGGTAAAAGTGCTTTAGTCGCAAACACTACAGGTACTCGTAACTCAGCAGTGGGTACGGTTTCGTTAGATGCTAACACCACAGGTAATGATAACTCAGCGTATGGTTATGCGGCTTTAGGACTTAATACAACAGGTAGTAATAATACTGCAATGGGAGTAGACGCTCTAGACGCAAACACCACAGCCAGTAACAACACAGCCGTTGGTTATAAATCTTTAACAGCAAACACCACAGGCACAGAGAACGTAGCAACTGGTAAAGGCGCTTTACAATCAAATACCACAGGTAGTTACAATCACGCCTTTGGAGTAAATGCAGGTTACGCCATAACAACTGGTTCGACTAACATAGCTATAGGAAACGCGGCTTTAAGTACCGCTACAACCGCAAGCGCTAACACAGCAGTTGGACACAGCGTATTAGCCGCAAACACTTCAGGTTCTTCTAACGTAGGAGTGGGTGCAAATGTTTTAACCGCAAACACCACAGCATCTTCCAACACAGCAGTTGGTACGTCTGCTTTACAATCAAACACCACAGGAGACGTTAACACAGCTCTTGGTAGTGGTACTTTATATGCCTGTACAACTGCTTCTGCAAATACTGCTGTAGGTAAGGACGCTGGCGCTAACATAACTACTGGAGGGAACAACACAGCCGTTGGTAGAAGTGCTTTAGTCGCAAACACCACAGGCAGTGAGAACACTGCACTTGGTAAAGATGCTGGATACGGAATCACTTCTGGACAATCTAACGTAGCTCTTGGCTTTAGGTCTTTATACACCTCAAACACCGCAAGCAAAAACGTAGCCATCGGTGACTCTGCTTTGAGGGCGTTTAGCGGAAGCGGAGATGGAGACAACACAGCAGTCGGTCATAATGCTTTAACCGCAAGCACCACCGCATCTGAAAACGTGGCTGTTGGAGCTGACGTATTGAAAGCCTGCACAACAGGTGGGGTGAATACAGCCATCGGGCATGAAGCACTGATTACTCTAACTACAGGTACTTTTAATACAGCAGTCGGTAGACGAGCAGGCTCCAATTTAACAACGGGTCTATACAACACCTTTGTTGGTTCAGGAACCATTGCAAACGTAGGCAACTACGGTGCAGGTCATTTAATGACCACAGGCTCAAAGAATACCATCATTGGCGGCTACAACGGCAACCAAAACGGCCTCGACATCCGCACCTCAAGCAACAACATCGTCTTGTCAGATGGTGATGGTAATCCACGGGGTATCTTTGATAGCTCGGGCAACCTATTGGTGGGTAAGACCGCTACATCGCAGACTACAGCAGGCACTGTTTTATACAGCAATGGTCAAGTTTATTCGACCGCAAGCGGAACTCAAGCAAGCGTATTAACGAGGCTATCCAGCGACGGCCCTACTCAGCTTTTTTATAAAGATTCGAGTGAAGTGGGCAGGATTGGTACTAGGGCTGGTCAGCTATCTATTGGCTCCGCAGATACAGGTTTAGAATTTAACAATGCTAATGATGCAGTAATTCCTTTTAACAGTTCAACAAATAGCGGAAGGGATAATGCTATAGACTTAGGAATCAGTTCTGTTCGCTTTGATGACATCTACGCCACCAACGGCACTATCCAGACATCTGACCGCAACGAGAAGCAGGACATTGCAGAGCTGTCTGACGCAGAACAACGCGTAGCTGTAGCCTGTAAAGGGTTGCTGCGTAAGTTCCGTTGGAAGTCTTCAGTAGCTGAGAAGGGCGATGAGGCTCGCGTCCACTTTGGAATCATTGCTCAAGACCTACAGGCTGCGTTTGCTGCTGAGGGTTTAGACGCAGGTGACTACGCAATGTTCATCAGCACTACTTGGACTGACGAAGAAACCAACGAAGAAAAGACTAGGATGGGTGTTCGCTACAGTGAACTACTCGCCTTCATCATCTCAGCAATTTAATTAGAGGAATAAAACAATGGAACCACGCACCGAAGAACAACTAGCACAAGACTACTCAGCAATGGGCGACAGCGTAGCTTTAATCACCGCAATCATCGCAGGCGACTCTATGGCAGAAGACGATACCGAAGACCGTCAAGGCTGCGTAGACCGCAACGTACAGCACCTAGAGCTTATGGTTGCTAAAGACGATTGGGGCAGCGAAGACATGACCGCAGCCAATGCAGCCATCAGCGCAGGTAACGGGTATAGCGCGTAATGATTGCAGAAATCTCAGCAGTTGTAGGTATCCTCAAGGCTCTTAACGATGGCATTGCTACCGTAAAAGAGTCTGGGGATCACTTGTCAGGTCTGTCGGGATTATTTACTAGCCTCACTGACAGCAAGGTAGCTGTAGAGAGCATTGAAGAAGCTACTAAAGCAGGCGATCATGTACTAACACAGGAAGAGGCTCTGGAGCTTGCATGGGCTAAGAACGCCATACGAGAGCAGGAGAAGGAGCTAAAGAAGATAACGCCTAAGCTGGTCTGGCGTGACATGCTGATGCTACAGAACAAGTCTATTCTAGACCACAAGCATAAACTAGAAAAAATTAGACTTGCTAAGCTCAAGAAGCAACGTCAGATTGGTGATACAGTAAAGAATATCGGTGCTACAATTGTGGTGCTGGCATTTTTCGCTGGTAGCTACTATCTCGTAAAAAGCGGAATAATTTAACCCTTGGTAATAAATTAACTTAAAAAGGAGATTAACATGGGCGAGAAAAAAACAACTCCCATCACGATCAACGATCAAGAATACATTTACGAAGACATGACTGAGCAGCAGCAGGCGATGGTTAATCACTGCAACGATCTCGACAGGAAAATCAAGTCTACTCAGTTTAACTTAGACCAGCTTTCAGTAGGCAAAGACGCATTTATTAATATGCTAGTTGCTGATCTGGAGAAAGAGGAAAGCTGAATGGCCACTGTTAAAGAAGCCCTGATACGTTTAGAAGGCCACGAGAAAGAATGCGCTATCCGATACGCGAATATCGAAAAGCGATTGGATGATGGGTCAGAAAGATTCAGGAAAAGTGAGCTAATGCTTTGGGGTATGTATCCCCTGATTATCGGCTTGTTCCTAATCGAGAAAGGTATTGTATGAGCATCGTCGCTTCATTAATCGGCCCAGTAACGGGCTTACTTGATAAATTTGTGGAGGACAAAGATCAGAAGGCCAAACTCGCGCACGAAATCAGCACCTTGTCGGATAAACACGCACAGGAACTTGCACTGGCACAGGTTAAACTCAATACTCAAGAAGCCAAAGGAAACTGGTTCCAAAGCTCTTGGCGACCAGCAACAGGCTGGGTCTGCGTCCTTGCCCTTGGAGTCAACTACTTAATCTCACCTATTGCTGCTGGATTCGGCATTGTGATACCGCAAGCAGATGGTGGTACACTTATGCCTATACTTGGCGGTCTATTAGGGTTAGGCGGTATGCGTAGCTTCGAAAAGACCAAGAACATAGAGGGAAAGTAAAATGGCTAAATCACCCAAGACAGAAGACAAGAATTACTTTAAGCCGAAAGAATTGGCCTGCCGACACACAGGCGACCAAGGCTTTGATCCTGACTTCCTAAAGACTTTAAACGCTATTCGCGAAGAGTGCGGCTTTAGTTTTGCACTATCCTCTGCTTACAGGTCGCCAGAACACCCCATAGAAGCCCGCAAAGAGGTCAAAGGAGCGCATACGCACGGTAAGGCGGTAGATATACTGGCCAGCGGAGAAAACGCTTTAGAAATCATTAGAGTGGCACAGAAGCATGGTATACAGAGAATAGGTATCCAGCAGAAAGGTGGTGGTCGGTTTATCCACCTAGATGCCTGCACAGAAGAGGACGGCTTCCCCTGCCCTGCTATTTGGTCGTATTAAGTTCCACATAGAACACTAGCCCTGCCAAGTGCGGGGCTTTTTTTTGCATATTAATTAACAAAAAAGTGTACTTTTTAACTAATATGGCCTATAATGTAACCACATTCAATAAATAAAGGTAATACGTTATGGCTAAATTAGTAATAAATACTCAATTAGAAGAAAACTACGGAGCGCACACTTGGGAAGGTAAGGGCGAATGTCCGCAACACTGGAAGTCTAAAGGCGGTAATACATACGTTATGGAAAACCTTTCTGGCGCTTGCGTTAAAAGAATCCTAGAGAACGGTATTCCTACCCTTGATACAACTATCAGTCAGCGCGATGACTACTGGGCAGAATATATTATGGATTGGTCAGTACAGGATGATGAAAAGGTGGTGTGTGAAGAATGGGAGTCGCCTTGTTTTTTGGAATTTACTAACGGCAAGTGGATGTTCAAACATACTAATTATGCTGGCAAAACCAATAAATTTGAACTCGGCGCATAATTTAACCGCCCCTTCGGGGGCATTTGCTGTAGGAGGCAATGATGACTATAAAAAAATATAACGGCTGGACTAATCGTAATACTTGGCTTATCAATCTTTGGTTTGGTGATTACATTAGAAATTTGCTGGAAGAAGATTGTTGCGAAAGCCCAGACAATCTGCAAGGTTTTATTGAGTCAATTATTGACGAACAGGTTGCAGAAACTCCGACCATGATTAAGGATTTTCTTGATTTTGATGGAATTAACTGGGGTGAACTATGGGAAAACATTTGCATGGATATATTCGAGGGGATTGAACGATGAACATTAACGATTTAAGTTATTACGAACAGGGCGAATACGACTGTTTACATGGGCATCCTGTACGGGATGTAGAAAATCCAGAGTATTACTGGGGCTATGCAGACCAGTATGCTTTGGAGCAGTGCAATACTGCAAAAACTGAGCTGACTGTAGGAGGTCTAAATGAGCTTATCTAAACAAGTTTGGCAAACTTTATCTGCCATTGATGTATCTCAGCATATTGAGAAAAAAGGTAACTTATCATATCTGTCGTGGGCATGGGCTTACGGCACTATGATGGAGCATTACCCTGATCTGCATTATTCGTTTGAACAAGATAAATGTGAAGATACAGGAACAGTAGAAGTAACTTGCTGTGTACATATTCATACTGGTACAGAGCAAGATCAGATGATGATGCGACACATGTGGTTACCTGTTATGGACCATCGAAACAAAGCAATATCTAACCCTGATAAATTTGCAATTAACTCCAGCAAAATGCGCTGTCTGGTTAAATGTTTTGCAATGTTCGGGCTTGGCCATCACATTTATGCGGGCGAAGATATAAACCCTGTTGTTGCAAATGCCATTATCACTGAGGATCAAGCTAAAGAGCTTAAAGCCATGATTGAAGAAAGTGATGCTGATGTTGGCGCATTTTGTAAGCATTTTAAGTGCGAAAATCCAAGCCAACTACTTGCTTTGCAGTTTGACAGGGCTATGCACGCTCTGCGTAACAAGCGCAGGGTGTATGGATGATTATCCTAGACCATGAACAGGGAACGGATGAGTGGCTTGCCGCAAGATTAGGCAAGCCTTCAGCCAGTGGTTTTGCGCGACTTATAACCCAAACAGGAAAGCCATCATCACAAGCGACAAAATATATCGCGCAGTTGGTGGCAGAAAATATTAGAGGGTGTGCAGAGCCTGTATATGTAAACGAATGGATGCAGAGAGGTACTGATCTAGAGCCTGAAGCTAGAGAGGCATACGAGTTTATATCCGGCAACAATGTTATCGAGACTGGATTTATCCTCGACACCAGCTTTAAGTTTGGTTGCTCTCCAGATGGATTGGTAGACAATCAAGGTGGTTTAGAAATTAAATGCCCTGCTCCTACCACGCACGCGGAATATATGATTAACCCGCAAGAAGGAGTAAAAAAATACTGGCAGCAAATTCAAGGCTGTATGTGGATAACCAAACGGGAGTGGTGGGACTTTTTTGCCTACCACCCAGAAATGCCGCACGTTCTTGTGCGTGTTGACCGCGATGATGAATATATCGCAAAACTAGCCGCTGAGGTCGATAAGGCTGTAGCGGAAATTTTAAACCAAGTGGAGAAGTTAAAATGAAAGTAGGCTTATCAGTACGAATTGATGTTACCAAAATCGACAAGTCGCGCCTGTATAAGGGAGCAAAAGGCACTTATCTTGACCTAACTACCTTTGTAGATACAGCAGTAGCTGATCAGTATGACAACAATGGTTTTATCAGCCAGACCGTCGATAAAGAAGAGCGTGACGCTGGGACTAAAACCCCTATTCTTGGCAATGTTAAGGTATTTTATACCGACTCAGGATCACCAGCAGGTTCTGCGGGGCAAGGAACTACGGCTAAAGAAGATATGACGATGGAAGAGCTAGATGCTGACATTCCGTTCTGAGGTAAAAAAGCCCCCCTTTCGGGGGGCAAACCATAGGAGGTTGTCGATCGGGGGAACCGACCTAATTAATATATCACAAGGTTTAATATCATGGAATTAATCGATACAGGCAAATGCCTTATAACGGCACAAAACAACAAAGGCGTAAACAGCCGACAGCTTGCCAAAATAGCTGACACCTCACCCCAGCAGGTATTGCGCTGGCGTAAAAGCAAAAACTTAAAGATACATACTATTCAGTTAATTTGTTCATGTTTGGATATAACGATACAAGACTTTATAACTTTTGATTATAACTAGACTATTGCTTTTTGTGTACATTTTGGCTTAGGTAATATTAAATGTACAAGTGTTTGGGCTAGAGGCTGACGAAATCCTTAAATAAAACGTCAGAGCGTGGTTGACCCTCCAGTGCATAGCCCCTGATACAGATCGGTTTCTGTTGATGGATAGGTTGGATATCCGATACAAACACAAACTAACCGCTGAGTTGCTTTGCCCTTAGATCGCATATTTTATTTTATAGTAAAAGGGTTAAAGGTAAATTCAATTTATCAAAATATAATTTATCAATAACAAGGCGAGGCTTGCCGAGCCATAGGAGCTTAAAATGTTAGATGTTCAAGTTTATGACAAACTGTTAGAAATACTAGAGTACAGAGAAGATGGCCATTTCTATCATATTAAAGATAACCCTAAAAGAAGGGCTGGCGATAAGGCTGGCTACATTAACTCTCAGGGTTATGTTTTTTTATCTTTAGGAGCACAAAAGGTACATGGGCATAGAGCTGCTTTCTACGCGACATATGGTTATTTGCCCAAGGTTATTGACCACATCAACGGTGATAGGAGTGATAATAGAATTGAAAATTTAAGGGAATGCACTCAGGCGCAAAATGCAAGCAATTCCAAATTATCGAAGAGGAATAAAACTGGCATTAAAGGCGTTTGTTGGCATAAAGCCAGCAAAAAATACATTGTTCAAATTGGTTGCAAAGGCAAACCTAAATATGGTGGCATTTACGACAACCTTAAAGATGCTAAATATGCCGCTTTGAAAATGCGTCAAGATTTGCATGGCAAGTTTGCTAATTACGGGTAGGGGAAATTAATGTTACTTAATACCAAAGAAGATTGGCAGCCTGAGCAGAAAGATGTCATTGCATGGCAGAGAGCCTTTCCAGCAGTTAACGTACACCAAGAGCTTATGGCTATGGAATCATGGTGCGATGCTAACCCAGCCAAACGCAAGACCAAACAAGGCATAAAGGGATTCGTAAACCGTTGGCTAACCAAAGCGCAAAATAAGGGCGGCTCACCGCACGCTAATAAAATCAGCAAGTCCGATAGCATCCGCAGCAAGTCTATTGATATGCAGCTTGCTGATGTAACTTTTTTGGAAGGTGATAAAAGGCTAATGATGCAGCAATATTACCTCTCTAAATTTGGCTATTATTATGACGGGGAATTAAAGAATGCGTAGTAAGAATGCAAAAAGGTTAGTCGAGTTTAGGGGCGAGCATCCAAAGCTGGAGCATGGTAAATGCTACACGATTGCTGAGTATGTAAAAGTCTGCAACGAAATGAACGCTGAGACCCTGAAGTACAGCACCTTAAAAGGCAGGCTATATGGTACGCAATACTGTACGCCTGACCACCTAAAACCGATTTTTGCATTTGAAAAGAATCGGCTGGGTTATGACAAGGCAGCGAGGGAAAGGGTGGCAACGGCTAGCAGGCTAGAAAACAGTTGTGAACGCATGATGGATAAATGGTTGCGGGTAAAGCTGTGAGTCAGGGCGATCATGTAAAGGTAAGCAGTAAGCAGGAGCTAGAGAAAAGGCTGCCTCATATCATTAAGCGTATGCAAGACTGGGACTACAGTACGCCTTTGGCAGTCAAGCTAGACCCCTATGAAAACCCCAGAAGCCTAAGCCAGAACGCTATGTCTCATGTTTGGTACAAGGAAATAGCAAAGAAAATGGCAGACAACGGCCACAAGATTGATCACGAAGACCCTGCCGAGGTTTGGAAATTATGGTTAAAGAAGCGGTTTCTTGGCACCGCTAGTTACTCTATTGGTAAACAGCAAATCCCAGATCAAGTCAAAAGCACCAGCAAGCTAACGAAAGGCGAATTTGTACACTATCTTGATAACGTCTATCATTGGGCTACCAAGCAGGGCATTCGGTTATCAATACCCGCAGAAAGCGAGTATGCCGATTTACAAGCCCAGCAGGAGGCATAGTGAGTAAGATAGACCCAAGGGTATTAAAGGAATTCGCAACTACCGAAAGGCATCATCAAATACTAGATGCAGTGATTGAGACAGGCTCGGCTAACAAAGCAAGCAAAAAGATCGGAAGCTCTAGGCGAAATATAGATAAAATGCTTCGCAGGTTAGAGGGTATAGCATCAAGTCAGGGCGTATCCCCGCACAGGGATTTAGTCCACCAGACCGCAGAAGGCTTTGAAGCTAAAAGAATATCCACAGCATATAAAGATGATGGATCAGTTGCCCTCCAATGGGTAATACAAGAGCCTCAGAAACGCGATATTAGAGCCAAGATCGATGCCATGATGGAAGGCATGACCGACGATCTCAAAGGGTTTATGAAACCCACAAAAGAACCTAAATCTGTAAACTCTGACTATCTTGCTATGTATATGATTGGCGACCACCACTTTGGGATGCTTGCGGATAGCGAGACCAAGATGGATTCTGATGACTGGGATATAAAGATAGCAAGTCAAATATTAGTAGAATCCACAAACAGGCTGGCAAATAGGGTTGGTAATGCTGAGGTTGGAGTTCTTTTAAATGTAGGCGATTTTTTCCATGCCGATTCCAGCTTTAACACTACTACGAAAGGAACCCCCGTTGATGTGGATTCGAGAATTTCGAGAACATTTAAACTTGCTGGCAGGCTGTTTAGGTTTTTAATTACAAAAATGCTTGAAACCCACAAAAAAGTTGTGGTTATTAATGTGCGTGGCAATCACGATCACGATATGGCCTGTCACTTATCTAGCTGTTTAGAGCTTCTATACGATCAAGAGCCGCGAGTTGATGTCGTGCCTAATTACTCTAAATTCATACACTATCAGTGGCACAACAATCTATTCGTATTCCATCATGGTGACAGAATTAAGCATGAGCAGATACTCCAAGCAGTGATTAAGAACCTTGATAATGAGTGGAGCGAAAGCAAAAACAGATACTGCCATTTAGGTCATATCCACCACCACACCGCCAGAGAAGTAGGCTCTATGCACTTCGAACACTGGGGTAGTCTAACCGCCACCGATCAATGGCACTCAGATTCTGGCTACGGAGCAGAGCGATCAATGAGTGCTGTGGTCTATCATAAAGATAGCGGAGAAGATTCTCGCGTAAAGATTAAGGTAGGCTGATGAGCAATGTCATTAACTTTCCGTCAAATGGAATTATTGCTACTAAATGCTTTTGTGAGTGTGGGAATAGTCTTGAGTATTGGGTTGGCGATGATGGCAATGCTTACGGTATTTGCTCTCATTGCAACATTGGTTTGCCTACAGAAATTGAAGTTGTTGAAAAAAGGGATGAAGAATGAGCGCACTAGACAATCAGGTCGGTGGAGACCACTACAAAAACAAAGCGATCCAGCCTATCGAATACATAATGGCTAACGAGCTAGACTTTTGCGAAGGTAATATCGTTAAGTACATAACTCGCTGGAAGGATAAGGGCGGGGTAGATTCATTGCGAAAGATTAAGCACTACGTTGATTTTTTGATTGAGCGAGAGATCAATGGCGAAGCGTAAAAAGTCTACGGTCGCCCAAGAAGTAGAGAAGGCAGCCAAGCTCTTGCAAAGGCTTGTAAGGCTAAAGGCAAGCGATGACAACGGATACTGCCAGTGCGTTACCTGCGGCAAGATAGACCATTACAAGGCCATGCAAGGCGGGCACTTTATCCCTAGAGGCAGAACAGTATTTAAGCTATTCGAAGAAAACATTCACCCGCAATGCCCATCGTGTAACCTATGGGGCATGAAGCAATCCCACTATGTGCTACGATACAGGCAATATATGGTTGATACCTATGGGGAGCGAAGGGTAAAAGCTATGGAGCGTTTGGCTTGGAGGGCATCGCCTAAGTTTAACAGGGAAGAAGTAATCCAGTTTGCTAGAAATCTAAGCGAAAAGACAAAACAAGAACTTTGGAGAATTGGCGAGCTTTAAGTTACATATACTAGAAAGTTATAACCAGGCTATAGTTATTACAACAAGTTATAAAGATAGTTTACATAATTGGTTACTTTAATAGTGGTTTTTGATAGTATGAACATTCATTAATCAATAAACAAAGGTAAATCATTATGAAATTAGGTATAAATACAGGCTCTCTGGTTAACTATATGTACTCTCGCTACGATCACGAAGAGCTAGAAATTAATGTTGGTGATCCTGCTACCCTTACTGGTTGGACTGACCGCTATGCCGCTACAGTAACCAATCTATTTACCAAAGGCAAACACCAATACGTTGTTCTTCAGGAAGACTACGCCAAGATTGTTGGCGGCACTGGTTACGGTGACGAGGTTTACGAATATAGCCGTGACCCAGATGGCAGAGAGGAAACATTCCGAATTGTTGATGGTTCACTAAAACCTGTTTACAAGAATCCAAATACAGGCCGCTATAACGCTGGCCATGGCGGTGCTTTTATAGGCCGCAGGGAATCCTACCGCGATCCTTCCTTTTAGGACTTACCGCCCCTTCGGGGGCTTTTTTTTTGCAAAATAGTTTAAATAATTGTTTACATTTATGTAAATGTTTGTTAGTATATAACCTCAATCAATAAATAAAGGGTAATACATTATGACTAGATTTAATAAAGAAGATTTTACTTGGGACGGAATGTATCTTATGTATGCTGGAACGTACGAAGGCCAGCCCAACATGGATGAAGTTCACCCAGACTGCCACCCTTCTTGGGTTGGTAAGCCAAAACCTGCTTTTATCGCTAGATTTAAATACGGCCGCAAACCTTACAAGTCTTGGATTAACTTTTTATGTAAAAAAGCTGTTTCCGTTGAAGATTTTTTAGAATTACAACAAGAATCTACTCCAAGACACGCTATGGAATATCTTGGATACAAAGGCAAATAACTTAACCGCCCCCTACGGGGGGCAATCAAAAAACAAGGGGAATAATATGAAAATCAATGAATGTTGTTTAAAGGATATCAAGGCCCGTGAAGCCAAGCTGCAAGAAGTGGCTGAATCTAGGGCTGGATTCGTAGGCGCGGCTATACTGCTTATTTTGTACGGAATAGTCTCTAATATGGAATACTATGACTGCATTAAGCTGGGGGTTTGCTAATGTCTTACAAAGTATTAAATGACGCTGTTGGCCTTATACGCGACGAAACCCCAATGTGGGAGGGCAGCTATCAGGAACTGCCAGACAAGACTAAGGACGGACTTATCGCTCTCTGGTTAATCACCCACCCGACTTGGATGGACGATGTATTTCCTCATACAGTTAGCGACAAGCCCTTACTGGCCCTAGAGGCTATTTACAGCGAGGACGCTACATCTAGGATGGCTGCTGCTATGTTCCGCGATGCTGCGGATAGAAACGCTAAGGACGTTGATAACGATGCTTACTTGTCGGAGGCTCTGGACGATTTTGAGGACATACTGGATACGCCTGACTTCCTTGAAGAAATTAGGCATCAGTTATACATGTATTTGGAGCCAAGCATGGAAGAGCTTGTAATGGACTCTTATCAGGATTTAATTTATTTAGATAGACTTGTAATGGGGAGCCACTAATGGACGTTAAAACGCTAATTAG